CATGCCCGCCGGACCGAACCCGGCGAGGGCGTTCGCGGCGACCTCCTGCAGGGCCCCGGCGGCGTCCTCAATGGAGGCGAAGGAGGCGGCGGCCTCCCGGGCGGTCCCGGCGGCCTCCCCCCGGAGCTCCTCAAAACCCTCCCCGGCCTTGGAGGTTCCGTCCTTGACGGAGTCCTCCGTTTTTTTGCCGGCGTCCCGGGCGTCCTTGGCTATCGAGTCGAACGCCCCGGAGACTTTCTTTTCCAGGGACTTAGCCTCATCCCCGGCGGATTCAAAGGCCCCGGTCAGCTTCTTTTCAAGAGTCTCCGCCTCCTCCCCGGCGTCCTTGAGGGCGTCCTCCACCTTGTCAACGGCGTCATCTTTCTTACCGAGGTCCTCCAGGGAGTCAGACACGTCCTCCAGGGCGTCAGCCATGTTGTCAGTGCCCTTGATGAACTTGGCCACGTCAGCCAAAAACGGGATTTTGAATCCTCCGGCCATTAGGCGCGGCCTCCTTTCTCAAATGCTTCGTGTGTCTTGCGGACGATAATTTGCATCCACAGGGACACCATGCGGGGGGCGAGCTCCGCGAACGCCGGGTATACGACACGCCCTGACCGGGTGGCCGGGGGGAGTTGCGTTTGGGTGCGGCGGGTGACTTGATGGGTCCCGCCGCGTTTGCGGTTCCGCCGGGCATAGGTGGATTCCGCGTTACGGTTCACGGCCCCGAACTCCCGGGCCTTGGCTAGTTGCTTGGGCGTCCCGCCGCCGGAGAGTTTCCGGGAGGAGGACGCCGCGACAGCCGCCGGGGGGTTCCCGGCGGCTATCCGCGTCCCGGGGACGAGGATGACCTTGTCCGTCTGGGAGGTCGCCCTTGCCGCCACGAGGTCCCGCCAGACGGGATTCATGGTGTCCCGGGTAGCTTTGTTGATTTCCCCCCGGAGTTCCTTGCCCATGAGGCGCATGGCCAGGACGGAGGCTTGGAACTCCCGGAGGGATTCAACGGACGGAACTACCCGGACCATGCTTAGGTGGCCGGGGTGATGACCGGACGGCCGTTGACGGCCAGGGTAGCGGCGGCGGACAGGACGCCCACGCCGCCGCCGATGACCGCCGGGGCGGGCATAATTTGGGCCGTGATGACCGCGCCTCCCACCTCCGCGCCGCGAGGCTTGAAGATGATTTCCATCTCGTCCGTGCCGTTGAACAACTTCATGTAGAGGGAGTTCGCGGAGAAGTCCTGGGCGAGGTTGAACGTGGCCGTCCAGGTCTCCGTGGACTCACTCTTGGAGTTCCCGCTAATCGGGTTCCAGGTGGCCGTGGTGACGGCGGGGGTGAAGGTGACGTTGTCCACGTCGTCCGAGTGGTCAGCGCCGTCAACCGTGGCGATAGCGTTTTTCAAAAACATGTCTTGCTCCTTAGATGAGGATTTCGTTGGGGGTGGTGGTGGTTAACGGGACCTGCCACCCGGCGAAGTTGGCGTAGGACACCCGCTCCGCCTCCGTCCACTCCACGTTGTCCGCGTCCTGGAGGGCCGTGAGGACCTCCAGGAGGGCGGCGTCCGCCGCGTCCTCCAGGGCCTCCCCGGCGATCATGGGAGGGACAAGGACGGAGACGGTCAGGGAGCTCTCCCACAGGGCCCGGTGCATCGGGTGGCGTTCGACCTTTGACCGGTGGACCATGACAACGGGCATGGAGGAGTTGTCCATTTCGTACTGATACGCGAGGACTTTGTACCCGGGGAGGCGGGCCCGGAGGAAGTCCGCCAGTTCGGAGCGCAGACTCACCGCAAACCCCCAAACGGGCGTTTGGGCCGGAGCATCTGACGGATGCGGGCGTCCAGCGGATAAATCGCTACAGAGAACCCGTCCGCGTTGAACGATTCCCCCGCGCCCTGACGTTGCATGGCCCACAGTGCGCGGGCCTGGAATATCTGGGCAAGACGGTATCGCTCCGGGACCTCCGCGCCCTCCGCCAGGACGGGGGCGTACTCGGCACATTGCTCATACGCCGCCGTCAAGAGGGCCTTGACAACGGCGGGGGCCTCCATGTCCGCGTCCTGCCAGAGGTCCCCCACCGCCTCCGAGTCAACCCATCCTATGAGCGTCATGGTTAGGCGTCGTTGACCGATACCAGGGCGCGGGCGTCCCGGGTCCAGGTGCCGTTGTACCCGTAGACGCCCTCATCCGAGGCGGCGTGGGAGACGTCCAGGGCGGAGACACGGATGAGGCCCGGGAGCTCCTGGAGTTCGGCGGCGTCCTTGGAACCCACAATGACCTTGCCCGCGTTGGGGATGGGACGGAACTGGAAGTTATTGATCTCACCCTCTGTCCACCCGAGGGAGGCGTTCAGGAATGCCAGCTTGTCCTTGTCCGTGGTCAGGAGCATCTCCCGGTAGAGGTCCGCGCCGATGAGGGCGAAGTTCGGCTGAAAGTCCGTCCAGATGGACAGGATGCCGTCAACGAGCTTGGACCACCCGGCGGCGACACCGGCCACGGCGGGTCCCTTGACAACGGGGGTGGCCGTGGCAATTAGGTTCGCCAGTACCTTAGCGTCTGTCTTGCGGTCATAATCGGCGGCGGATTCCCGGAGGTAGCCGGACCAGAATCCGGCGTCCGGGAAGTCATGGTGAATCCGGTCAACCTTGTTGCCGCCCGCGACACGTCCGGCGGTGAAGTTCACCGGCTCAATCTCCACGGCGTTAGACGGGATTTCCGCGAAGTTGCCCGCGTACTCATCCACGATCGGCGTCTTGCCCGTCTTGAAGCGCCAGCCCTGGACCCGCATGGAGGTCAGCGGGGTGTTGCGGATAAGGTCCGTGTAGCGCCGCTGGTAGGGGGCCATAGCGGTAATTTCGCCCACGTACTGGGGCGTGTTGTACACGTCGAAGTTCGCCGTCTTGGTCACGGTGGAGAACGCGGCCAGGAGGTCCTTGTTCGCGTCCGGGTTCTCCAGGGCGGCGTAGAGGGCCCCGGCGGAGTAGTCCGGGGTGGAGTTGCCCGGGGTGGAGGCGGCGAAGAGGGGCGGGACGGCGGGCTTGGACATGGGAGGTTCCTGTTCTGTGTGGGAGGCGGTGACGGGGGGAGTGGTGGCGTCCCCGGAGGCGGGGGGGTTCTCGTCCTCCGGGGGGTTGAGGGTGCCCTGGGCGCGGGCAATGGCGGCGGCGGCGTCCTCCAGGGCGGAGGCGAGGTCCCCGGTGTCCTCCACTTCTGCGGCGGTGAGGAGCTGCGCGGACGGGTAGGCGGGCTTGACCACGGCACCGGCCCCGGTCAGCTCCCCGGCGAGGAGCTCCCCGTTGCGGACAACGGGGGAGCCAAGCTCTACGGAAATACCCTTGCGGAGGCCCGCCTTGGCCTCTTCCCTCCAGTCCCGGCCCGGGGTGGTGTCGGCGGGCATGAACGTCGCGTAGATAGCGTCCGCGCGTTCCTCCAGGGACACGGCCTTGCCAAGAGGGCGGCGGAACTCATGCTCAAAATTCGCATGCACGGTGGACGGGTCGGACGGGAGCTTGATGACGCCGGGGCCCTTGACGGTCAGCTTGCCCTTGTTCGTCATCCCGGGCTCCCCAAACGGGAGGAGTTTGAACGATAGGGAACCGTCATCATTCGCGGCGGTCAGGTCGCCGTAGAGGCGGATAGGGTCACTCATGCGGGGGTGTCTCCAATCGGGGCGGGGGACGCCGTGGCGCTCCCAAGGTTTCCTTTGGCGGGTTCGGTGAGGGTGTCCAGGGTGGCGGAGTTGAACGTGACCGTCACGCCCTCCGGCGTTACGTCATCCTGGGAGAGGCGGGCCTCAATCGGGCGGGTGAACAAAGCCAGGGACAGACGGATGAACTCGTTCTGGACTTGGAGGGTGTTGGAGTAGTCCCCGGAGGCCCCGGAGTTACCCTCCACGAGGGAGGCCGGGAGGTTCGTGAAGTTACCCACGTCCAGCCGGATAGCGTTACGGGCCTCAATGAGCCATGCGGAGGCGTCCTCCCCGCCGTACTCCTGGACATCGATCCCGGCGGGAATGAACGCGGTGCCGCCGCCGGGGGCCTTTCGCATGGCCGTCCACTCCGCATGCGCGGTGTCAGCTTCGTCCGCGTCCGGGATGAAGTCCTCTTTGATCTTGAGCCCGAGCATGGGCTTGGGGTTCTCCGCCCGGTCCGTGATGGTCCGGCACATGGAGAGGTATTGACGGATGGACTCCTGGGCGTATTCCAGGAACCCGAGTTGCTTGAATCCGGGGATGAACAACACTTGCTCTTGGGGGACGGCCCGCCCGTCATAGCGAATCATGCCGTTTTGGTCAAAGTCCCACATATGCCAGGGAATGTGGACGCCGTTGGACACCATGCCGTCAGCGTCCCGGGTCACGGCGAGGCAGGTCATGCGGTGCCAAAAGAGGTCCAGGACCATGGAGACGTTGCGGAACGCGGGGGAGAGGGAGCCCTCCGTCCAGTCCAGCCAGGTAGTCGAGGGGGACGGGGCGGAGGCGGTGAGGGTCAGTTGGGAGGTAGCCGCCGTGTAGAGGTCCACGGCCCGGGAGACGGGCGGGACGGAGAGGGCCTGACCTACGGAGACGGGAAAGGAGAGGCCCTCCGTGTCCGTGAAGATAGCGGCGGCGAGGGACCCGGAGGAGTCCGGCGAACGGAGGGAGATGCCCGTCTGGGATTGGGGGACCAAGCCGGACTTGGCGGGCCCGGAGGTAATGCGTTGGATGTGGTCCAAAAGTCCCAAGTTTGCCGCGCCCCGTTCGTTCGTTCTTGCTTGTCCGGGGTTGACTCAACCATGAAAACGGGCCCGGGAACCCCCAAAACGGGGCGGCGGCGGGGGGCGTTCCAAGGTTTTTATAGCAATGTCGGGCTATGTCGGGGCCCTGACGGGGGCGTGACGGGACACAAAAAACCCCTTTGGAGGGTTCCTCCAAAGGGGTTTTCGCGGGTCCCGCGTGTTCTAGGGGTTTAGGCGGCTGTAGCCGGCGGCTCGGACTTGGAGGATTCCTCCAAGGTGAACATGGGCGGTTCCGTCCAGGGCGTCTCTCCGGGGTCCCCGGCCTTGGACTCCGTCTTGCCCCACTTCATTTGCGCGGCCTGACGGGAGGTTCCGGCTCCCCGGGCAATGTCGGCCCATGAGCGGCCATGCTTGGAACGCTGGAGGGAGACGGCGGCTTGGATGGACTCGGCAAGGACGGACTGGAGCTCCAGCATGGCGGCGAGGTCCTCCGGGTCAGCGTCCCCTACCCGCCGCCCGTAGGCGGACACCATGCGCCTCATCATCGCGGCGTACTCCGTTGTCTCGTAAACCTTGCGTCCCATGACGTGTCCCCTCCGTTGGTTTGATCTAGCACTCACATACAACAGGACGGCCCCTCCGGGTGTCAAGGCGAGCTTGACACCATTTGGAGGGGCCGGGGGAGGGTCTTAATCGGGTGTCACCCGAGGACGGCGGAGGCCCTCTTGCGTTTGCTCTGCGCTTTACGCCCGAGACTCATGGCTAGGCCGATGGAGAGGGCCACGATTCCGGACACGTCAACGGATGCATTCTTTCGTCCAAAGAGCCTGGACTCCCCCGAGTACCTCCAGGTGACGTTCTCCGCCGCGTTGGTCATGGAGGCGGAGGCGGCGATATGGGCCGTGCGCCCGTCCAGGGCCGTGGAGAGGATGGACGCCCCGGCGGCGACCTCTTTCATGGTGACGGGGTGGAGGGCGTGGGGGCGGAACGTGGGGACCCGCTGGAGGGTGAGGGCAATGGCGGAGTTCGCCCCGATAGCGTCATAGTGAATCTTCACCCGGGGATGCTTCTTTTGGGCCCGGACGAGTTCGGCGGCTAGCCACTCCGTCCCGGGACGGAAGTCCATCACCTGTCCCCACGGCTCCCCGGCCTCATCAACCCACGTGGCCACCAGGGAGGCGTAGAGGCCATGAATGTGGCAATCGAACGTCAGGTCGAAGTCTTGGCCGTCGAACGGGACGGGGTCCTCCAGGGCGTCCGCCCACGCCTCCGGAGAGATGGCGGACTGTGTGGAGTCCGGGGCCCAAATGCATAGATACTCCTGGGCGAACTTGGCCGGGCCTAGCTTGGTCAGGTTCCGGCGGAGCTTCTCAATGGTGGTCAGGCCGCAGGCTAGGCCGGGGTGGACATACCACCACACGGCCTCATCATGCACGTCCGCGTTCTCATCCCCGCTAAAATCCACGATCCCGTAAACGTCCGGCTCGTCCCGGCCACGCTTGAGGGCGTCCCAAAACACCCCGGCCCGGACGAGGCCCGGCGTCCCGGAGATGATGATTTGCCCGAGGGGCCGGGTGTCCATGAGGGGGAACGCCCCGGCCACAAGGTCCTCTGACTTGTCCGCGTCGAGCTCCCCGGCCTCATCGAACCACATGGCGTCCGCCGCCTCCCCACGGAACGCCCCGGACTCCGGCTTGACCACCCACCATTTGGACCCGTTGAACCACTCGATGAACTCCCGGCCCTGGGAGCGGTATATCTGCTTTATCCCGAGGTCCGCCTCCGTGAGGTTCTCCCGGCGCATGCGGGCCTCCATGAGGCGAACCATGTTCATAAAGAATTGAGAGGCCCTTGTCCCGTCCTGGGCGGTGGAGACAACACGGTAGTTATCGATGAGGGTGCAACGCCCGAGGAGGACCATCTGAATCGTGGTGGTCTTGGTCGAACGCCGGGGGACCTGGATGGAACATTCCTCATAGAGGGGCCGGTGGAACCCGCTGACCACGTCGAGCTCCCCGGACTTGGCCTCCAGCATGGAGGCCATGTGGACGCCCTGGGGAGTCAACGGGAGGCCCATCATCTCCGCGCCCCGGATAGCGGCGGAGATGTCCGTGCCCGCCGGGACGTCCGAGATGTAACGCGGGTGCGCCTCAAAGGAGAGGCCCTTGTCCGTGAACACCTTGTCAACGGCGGCGGCTATCGCGGATTCATAGTCCGCCGGGAGCTTGGTGATGGTGGTCAACGCAAAAATTCCTAACGCATTTCAGAGGGGGATGGGGAGCTACTCACGCGCACAAAGGACGC